ATCCTAGTCAAAGTTGCTTGCAGTGGCTCAAAATTGCACCACCACCATGCTATAGGTATGAGTAGTAAGAGTTCCATTGATTCAAATATACTCTAAAAAAGCTATCATAGATCTCAGTGGTCACATTACGGCCCTGCATGAACCGGTATAGCTTAGCATAATTGACCCCCATGTCCTCAGATAGATGGGTAAGCTTATATCTCTTGGATAGCTTGAGTTTAATCTCTTTCCGCATCCATTCAGATAGTTGTTGGTCCTCAGAAAGGTAGATCGTCACTGCTCTCATCTGTAGTGTCAAAAGTTTTGCGTAATTTATCAACAGCACTGTTTTCTACCTTTGAGCTCAAGCTCATGGTCCATGCTTCAATCGAGTTGAAGTACTTGATTGTACCATCCTGTGCCTCCCATCTACGACCACGAAGGTTGTATTGCACTTCGACTACCTCACCTGTTTTTAGGTTGTTTGCTAGATTGCATTTGTCCTGGGTTAATTGGAACGTAACGTACTGAGGATACTCATCTGTACTCTTCAGGGTTATTTCTCTTTTCTTGAATTTGTCATTCACTGACGTTGTTGGGGTAATGAATACCACCTCTCCTTTGAATTTACTCATGGTTGTTTATGTATTTGATATAGTTTATTGTGCTAATCCAACCCCACACTATCGCAGGGGCTAGTAAAATTGAAAGTGCTATTATCATATTTCGATGTTATACTCGTTTAAAATTGAATTGTATCTATCCCTAACTTGTCCGATTAGTTCCCATTGGTTAACTGGGAGTTCACCGTACTTGTGCAGTGACCTTAGCTCCATGCCTATCTCAATGAGTGCCTGTTTTAGATCTATAGCTTGACAAGCCAGCTTAAAATCCTCCTGCTCTTCCGGCAGGTTAAATGTTAGTTTTGCTTTCATATGTTTCGTTATAGTATTGTTCTCCAGTTTCAGGGAATCCTTCTCCATGTGGGCAATTCCATCCCTCTTTATAAGCTATTGATATCTGCTCTTTCTCCATTTCTTTGGCTTGTTCTAAAATTCTTTCAGGTATTTGTGATTCAAGTATTGGCCATTGTTCAATTAACCACTCTACTGCTGTCTGTTCTTTCATATCTCTTTTTTAATTTTCTCTATATAAAGAGTAGCATCCATCAGCTCCTCCTGTAGATGGTTAAGCCATCCTTCCAGATCTACATCCTTCCTATCCAGGTTAGTACCGTACTTAGCCTGCCCCCTCTTACTCCTCTCATAGTACTTAGCCATTACTGCCAATAGGATGCTGTCCTCCTGCTGAATGGGCTCTTGTTCGTGTGTTATGTTCATTTGCTTTCTAATTGATTGATAACTTCCTTATAGAACTCAGTAGCTAGGATTAATCTCTCAGCCATCTGTATCTCTATCTCCTTATCTCTTTCAAAGGTGATGGATGTGATTCTCTTCTCCGGTGCAATATGATCCACATAGTGCAGTGCTCCATTCTCATATTCTCCCATGATCTCCGGTGCAGTAGTTACCATGACATAGCACAGCTCAAATGAAGGCATGTCATATAACCACATGTAAGCCCTTCCCTGCCATTCGTAGTCACTAAGGTCCTTGAGCTCGTATGTAGTTGCAGGAAACGTATCTAAGGACCATGAGGTCTTGATATCTATGATGGATGTATCAGTAATGATATCACAGCATCCGGTCAGCCATTCATTCTCTACCCTTTCCTCATTTTTTTTGTAATCCTCTAGCCTAACCAGGTTAAGCAGGTTAATACTGTCCTGCTCCTGGGCTAGTCCTTTGGTTAGATACTTGTTATTGAGCTCACTCCGGTACTCAAAGAAATCCTCTTTGGCTTTCTGAATAATGTAGCTCTTAGCTGTTTGGCTTAATGCCTCCCCCTTAGTCCTGGAGGAGGTCATTAATTTGCCTAATTGAGATGCTCTAAACTTCATAGCTGTGTTATTTCGTGTTTAACTTCGTTCCAATATATAACCTGTTGAGGAAATGCCAAATACTTACTCGCTTGTAATAAAAATTCAATTATCTCATCCACTGCAATAAGTGCCGATTGTTTAGCCAATTCATGCCAATATATTAAAACATCATCTCCTAGCTCATCGTTTAATTTTTCCGCTTTTAATGCTGTTTCTTCGCTACTCCATTCAATGGATTCTGCAACTGCAAAATACTTGTTAAATAATTCTTGTGCTTTTTCTTTTGGTATCATAGTTGTGCCTCCTGCTCTTTTGTTAGGTTGTACATCTCTTTAATTTGCTCAGGAGTGAATTTACCTGCTTTCACAGCACCAAGTGCCTTATCCCATCTTTCACCGTCTAGCGTAGGCTTTGCCTTAGGTGCCTTGCTTGCAGTTTCCCCATCATCATCTACTGCCTGCAGGGATAGTAAGCTAACCAATGTACCTCTACGGAAGTAAGTAATACAGCTAAGTAGCTTCTGAGGATCTAAAATAGCAGGTAATTCAAGTGAACTTTCTACATTCTCACCTGTTTCAATGTCAATTATTCTACTGATTACCTTGTTATCAATAACCGGCTGCATTAAGATTAGTCCGCAGTCCATTAGGATAGGCTCAACGGTCTCAATGATAGAGTTAATATCAGCGTAACTGCGTTTGAAATGGGGGTTAGTAGCATTCTTAATGACCTTACCCATTGACTGCTTAGCACAGTGCAATTTTTGATAGATATTTAGTGCTGTTTTTGGCTCTTCAGCTTGAGCTGTTTTCCTTGTTGTCATAATTTTAAGGTGTTAATTTCTACAAATATACAAATTAATTGCACTTATTTACAAAATCATTAAAAAAATCTACAAAACTATCGAAGTCTTTTGCTATATAATAGGTGCCTCCTGCCTTCTCGATGTTCTCCTGGTATCTCTTTTGTGCTTCAGACTGTCTATCCTTACCTATCTTTACCTCTATTTTCACACTACGGCCCTTAATGGTAGCAGATATATCAGCACTCCCAGCTGTAGAGGTTCCCTTTGTCCAGGTTACCCCGATCACCTTACCGGCTGTTGTCTTTTTTTCTCTTGCTGTTCCCATTGTGTTAATGCGTTCAGCCTGGTATCCTTGATAGTTTATAAAATCACAGATAGCTCTTGTCAATCCGTTTGCTGTTGAATCTTTGTACATAGTTTTAGGTATATAGTCTTGTGGAAAATTTGGGTGTGTAATGGCATAGCGTTGAAGCTTCAACTCATGAAGCAGTGCCTTATACTCTTTTTTCATCATTAGTATTTAAATCATTCGAGTCAGTACTTTGAATCTTGAGCTCAAAGTATCTGCCATGTTGGTCTCTATCTTTGCTCATGATATAGCCTTTGTAAGTAGCCCAAGATGCCACCCATCTCAAGTACTTTTTGCTATCAAGGTCTTTAAAGGCGTTTGTGTCATTCTGAAAGGCCTCCAAACTGCTCTTATTGTAGTGTCTAATGTTAGCCGATATATTACCGTCAATAGCAAAGTCATAGAACTCCTTACATGTAGCCTGAATAAATCGCTTCGCATCCGCATTGATACTTTTAGACTTCATTAACCCTATCTGCAGGTACATTTGTAGATTATTCAGCATGTAGTTATCGAATGCACTCCATTCGTCAGCTGTCCACTCATCAAATAATAGCCGGCCATATTCTTGCACTGGGTTCCGTTGTGAGTTGAAGTACTGAAAGAACTCTATTTCATGTCTTCTACGGTCATGTGAGGTACCCGCTCCTGCTATCACGTAGTTAGTGGTTATCACTATCTTGGGTGAACGTTCAAATGGGATATAGATCTCATCCTTATTCTTGCGATTGACAGGGATACCCTCAGTGATCAGTGAGAATAATTGCTCAAAATCGAAGTTCTTTTTAACGTCATCAAATGCCAGGACTTGAGTATCCAGGTTAACCCGTTGATATACGAAATCACTCTTACCTGGATTGAATGCCTTACCATCTATCTTAATGACTTTGCGGATATTACTCAATGCAGTCAACACTAAGCTCTTACCACTACCTCCATTCGGGTTATCGTCAATCTCCTGATCGTTAAAAATGATAGCCTTCTGATCTGTTTTGTCCTTGAAGGTGTGAAGCAGGTACCCTAGTGTAGTCTCCATGGCTTGTATCCTCACATCATCTTGAGCTGATACTTTATGAATGAAATCTTTGAAGTTGTTATCGTGAATCGCGATTGAGGTATAATTTCTGTTGATTATTTGACCGGACCAAATGTAGCCATCAATATCAATGTAGCTCAATAAATCAATGCTTTTCTTAGTTATCCTAACCACTCCATTGAGGAAAGGAATATAAGATACATTTCTATCATCCTGCAGAATCTTCATATCTATGCTGTCTAGCATATTCAGATAATTCTCAGTAAACAAATTTGTTGACTTCGCACAATGGTTGTAAACATCAAGTTCACCCTGTGATTTGAGGTAGTTAAGTACAAAGTCTTTAATCAGCTCGGTACCGCTTTCGTTTACTTTATTCTCCTGAATATAAACGAAGGTAGGTTTCTTACTGCTTTCAGGATAGTACTTAGCAAAGCCATGCTTATGCAGGAACCGTGCAAAGTCCATTGGCACTATCTTCATTTTGTTACCTTCACCTTCCCAGAACTTGTCATCAATGTTTTGAACATCTTTCTGTACACTTTGAATGATATTCTCATCCACTCCTAACTGCCTCTTGATATCCTCTTTATTGATCCCATCTCTTAGCTTTACCTTCACCCTGTCAACTGTGCTCTTATCCTCAAAGTATTTAGTACCAAATGCACCCCTCCTGTATGCATTAGCTACAGTGTTATTGATTTCATAGGCCTCAAAGCCAGGTTGCTGATATTGAAGCAGGTACTCTTTAGCCATTCTCTCATCCACACCATACTCACACATACATACTGCTACCTTAAAAAGCCACAGGTTACGTTCACCCTCTTGAAAGTTACCATGATTGAACTTCATAATGAGCTCAATGATCTTATCCTCATTCGTTAATGGAAGCACTGGGGCTTTCTCACTAACAGTGTAGCCCTTATCCTCCAGGATATCGGTATACTCATCCGCAAATTCATTGAGATATGCATCAGGGTCATAGCTTTCAAAGCAAACCCTTGAGATATTGCTATTGGCTGAGTCAAAATACTCACTTTGGAAGTACTCAGCAAAGGCACCGAACCTGCGTTTATGCTCATACTTGTCACTTTGTGGTATTCTAATGACTGCTTTAAGTCCATTACCACTCGGTGAAGTGAACATCATGTACACATACGGACATTCCTTGAGCTTTTTTCTATCCTTATTCATGGTCTTTGTATCCGGATACTTATCAAAGTCCAGGATACACAAACCACTGTGCTCAATTAGTCCATCATCCTTGCGTTCATTGAAGGTCCCATTAAACATGATCGCCATGAGCTTATTTTTATGCTCACTTTCACCATCTCGGATGAGGTTAATTTTGTTAATTACATCGGGATTACCATTCTTAATCCTGTTATAAACTTCTATAGCTGTTAGCTTGAATGGGGTTTCTTTAGAATTGTAAAGAGACCTGAATACTGATATTGTTGGGTTATACATAGCGGACAAATATAATAAATGACAATGATAAGACAATAAAAGACGATAAAAAAAGTTTTCCGTCATGGATATAAACCAATGCAGGCTTATGTTTCAGCGATTTCATGACGATATGACGATAAAAAAACAAAAATTTTAGAGTGTGCATAGTGTAATTTTATAGAGTGGTATATATAGAGAATTGGCACAGCGTCATGGATTAGATAAAAAAAGAGGAGCTAATGCTCCCCTCTCTCCGTATATAACCCTTAAAAAATTATGATAGCTCAAATGTACTGCATAATTCTTCTTTGGTCATTTGCTCTTGAAAACTTCTTAATAACTTAGGTGAGAAGTTACCGGTGATAGTTATCCTGGCTTCCTCATCATCCAGGGGCATGACATCCACATCAAAGATGTTTATATCTGACCTCTTAGCTCGGATGAGTTCAGGTACCGGATGGATAAACTTGAGGTAATTAGCATCCTTATTTTTATACCAATACTCATGTTCAGATATCCCATGGACCACAGTACTATGATCTCTATTGAAGTACCTTCCTATCATGGTCGTAGTCATGTGCCTGTGCTTACTCATGTAGCTGTACAGGTAGTATCTCTTGCTAACTAGGTCCTGCTTCCTACTGGAGCTATCTAGTTTGTAGGTATTAATGATATCAATGATATCCTGGTTAAGTACTTTGCTCAGTTCAAATAGTTCCTCGTTCATAATTTCTCAATATAATACTTGTAATAAATATCTCGTTTTACAGTGTACTCTAGCTTTTCAAATAGCTTAAAGTATCGGTAAACTGTTCTTTCACTGGTGCCTAAGTACCTGGATATTGCCATCACTGTCCTGGGCTTTTCTTGTAAGAGCTGCAAGAGTCTTAGCACTCTGTATATTTTGTGCTGATTCATACCTCTAAATAGTTTTTTAATGCCTTCCAAAAGTCAAGAGGCTCATACAGTCTAATGCCAAAGCCGGATGAGTAATACTCATCTAGGTCCAGGTTCCATTTTATCCAGCTCAAGTCCTTTTCAATTTGACTCTTGCAGTAGTTCTGACCCATCTTATCATTGACTTTCTCCCTGATCTCTTTGTGGGTATGTATCTTCATGTCATTCAACATCTCTACAATGATATAACATCTCTTTAATTGTGGTATCTTCATGGCTTCTGTATTACAAAGTGTCCGTAGATGTGTGTTCCTGCTTTTCGGAATTCGTTGAGCTTCCAATAACAAAGTGCTTCAGTTGGGAATTCGTAACTTTCTGCAAGTCTTGATTCATAATAGTACAATAATCTAAACATGAGTTTCTAGCTTTTAAGTATTCAATATAATGGGGAATATTAAAGGAGCCCCCCTTATCTCCTGCCATTGACTGACGTATCCACCATTCAGCCATTGAGTATAAATCTCTACCGATTAACATGTGTACCTCCACTCATCCTCATCGTAATAGTTAGCTGGGTCAGTTAACTCATCAATGATATTATACTCTATTAGGTGCTGCTCAATTAGGTACAGGACTTCATACTTTTCCTCATCAGTGAGCTCATAGTCAAGCTCCACTTCTCCAGGATGCTCTAAGGCATTAAAGTCATTCAGCTCAACGTACCAATCTCCATGTAGATCTCGGATGATATAACTACAGCTTCCATGCATAAATGCTCTTTCAAAGTAGGCTGTGTCATTTGTTACTTCTGTTACTTGCATATTAAAAAAATTAAAAGGTTATACAATAGGATAGGGAACGCTGCCACAAATAAGGCAGAAAAAATGTCGTTTAGTATTTTATTCTTCATCTTGTAAGTTTAAACGGGTTAGTAATTCATCCATAATTAACCACTCTCTGAATGCATTTTGAGTAGCTGAATCAGATGCACCAAATGCATCTCTCATTTCTTCGTAAGCAGCTCTAAGTTCCTGCTCATAATCTTTAATTGTGTCTGTCATAACTAAATTTTTAAGTGTTAATACCTGACAAAGATATAAATAGTTTCATATATGCAAATAATTATGCACAATTTATAATCATTCTAAATAAGGAATGCAGCGTATAAGCTGAATAATCTCAGTAAATTTAAGGCTATAAGCTTAAGAAATATTTTTCTTACGGGTATATAGGTACTCTTGGTACTTAGTAAATACTAGATGATTTACTTTATTGTGTTTTTTACAATCTCTACAATGCAACCAATGGTGCACAGTACCCGAAGCAGTGACTACTTTTTTATTGTACCTGTGATTAGTACCTCCACATTCGGCACATTCGTACTTATCACCTCCATGCTGTACTGCATAGTTATGATTTGCAAGGGTATAGCTGTTAAGCTTTTCAAATACTGCCTCAAGTACCTCCACATCCATCTTACAATAGGCTACCATTTTATCCAGGGCTTCCTGGTCTTTGCGAAATACTATATCTTTCCATAGATCTAAGCCTCCTGTATCCATCTTAGCACCTACCTTAAGTAGCTTAGCTATGTAGTCAAGCTTGTTGCTGTTAAAATTGAAGTACTTTTTAGCCCATTTAAGAGTGTCTATGGTCTTGGGTGATGGCATAAACTGAATACCATGAAATAAAGCTCTTGTGCGTATCCATTTGAGGTCAAATCTATCACCATTGTGAGCTACTATCTCATCTGCTTGAGCTAAAACTTTGACGAATTGCTCTATCATTTTCTTATCACTCTGATTTTTGGACCATGTTAGGCTGTGAATTTCATCTTCACCTTCCCATTTATAGCAGATGCAGATGATCGCACGTTCATGAATGATATCACCTGGGTTAATTGTTAGGTTGTATCCTGTCCTCCAGAACACACCGACATTAAAGGATGTTTCAATGTCGTAAAAGAGTCTTTTTCTCATAGCTTAAATAGTAGAGCTATCCTATCTAGTAGCCCCTTTTGTATTAAAAACCGAAGCAAGATACCAATAAAGAACGAAATAACAATAGGCCACCACGCCCATCGGTACTTTACCACCTGTTTAGCCTTGGCAGTTTTCCATTGAGTATCACCTTTAATCTTTAAGGTCTTGACCCGTTCCTTGTACTCAATGCGAGTTTGCCATCTAGTCTTAGGCACATAGATGTTATTGAACTTTATCACCGTATCGCGATATGCAATAAACTTTTCCCAAAAGATAGTGTCATTGTGTACTATTGGGAATGAGTCAATGGTAGCTATGCGGATGGTATCACTATCCTGGACAACTTGCAATCCATTCTTAAGTGCTTTTTTGTAATGCCATTGAGCACGCTTAGGAGCTGAACAAGATGTCGCAAATATAGTAGATACTAGCGACAAAATAATTATTGAAAGTCTCATGTGCTATAGGTTTTGTAGCATTGATATCATTCTAGGGCATGGGTAAATATCGGCCTTGTCTTTGCGTACACTGTTATGCGTGTAGATCCCTGCAGTACCTTTGAATGCTTCCTTATCAATGCTAAATATCTCTGACCGGTAAGTCTTAGGAATGTCATAGGTCTCACACAGGTACTCTACCAACTGTCGAGTGCTTTCAATTTGCTCATCCGTATATTTATACCAATGGATGTTACCCTTGTATGGTGCATCTAATGTAGTTACCATGGATGGGTCAACAATACTTTTAACATAGTTGTAGTACTTTCCATCTCTTAGTTTTAATGGACCCCAGTTACATACCTCAATACCTACAGATAGCTTATTCAAGTTTTGGTACTTGAGTCCATGTACTGAAAAGTCTTGACTATCTATGCCCAGGTGATAAGCCCAATGCCTGGAGCTGAAGCACTGTACAATGGTTCCTTTTTCACCTACCACAAATGCAGTAGCTATTCTATCTGAGTTGCTGTTCCACCAACGTGACACAGCTACTGGGTTCCCGTTGCCTGCTGTATGGTGTAAATAGATCTGTGTTTTTTCAGACTCCTCATGGAAGTACTGTGCATTAGATAGGCGTTCCTGTAATATCTTGGTTGTGTCTAATTTCATCTACTTCCTTTTTAATATCCTTAGCTCTAGCGAAAAGATTTTTCATAGCCTGCCATAGGTCAAGCCCTTTTACTGCTTTGTAATTCTCATTAATGCTCATGACTTCAATGCTAACCAGTATGAGTGCAAGTACCTTAGTTAGTAACAGCTGTACTGAAAAGAACTGAAGTATGATATTGTTAAGGATAAAGTGATCTATCATATAAAACAGGATAACTGTTACCTCATATAATAGCATCTTGCTAATGATAGCACTGAGGCCCCTACTAGTTATCTTTGTTTTGTTCTTTATTGACTTCCAAATACCGGTAACAGTATCAAGTACGATAACAAACCCTACCAAAAATAGCAGTCCTGATATTGGCATTAAGAATGCACTTATAGTAGCTAACAATTTAACCCAGTTAGCCTGCATTGTTTTTAGTAAGATAGCTACCTGTGACTCCATTATAAGATAAGGATGCTGTTATTATATCCGTTTTCTCTTAGGTTACCACACATACCTGTGCAAGTTGTTTGATACTGATTGATACAAGAGCAGTGGTTAAACATTGGTCTTAGATCAGTATCCATGTTAGTGGTACTAATGAATATTGGGAACAGATTTCTGTTAGCTAATAGCCATCTGATTAGACGTTGCTCAAAGAAACTAGCCTTTTGTGCATAGTGTTCCATCCCAAATGCTACTTCATTACGAGATACACTGGCGGAGTAATCACCATTCTGAGTTTGAAGACCCTTATTTTTTAGCTGATAGGTTAATCCAAATACTGCATCTTCAGCACTCCTCCATGCAATGACCGGCTGAATGAATTCTACTAGGTCAATCTCATCAGGTGTAAGTGTTTGAGTATTGTATGCATTCAACATGTGATTGTAGAACACTGTTCCCAGGATAGGCTGTATCCTTAAAGCTGATTGTGTAGCTATGTATGGGGTAACATCAGTCACATCCACATTGGCTGTGATAGGTGTGTTAGTCTTAAGGTAGGTTTCAGTGATAAAGTATAACATCAGATTGCAGGTGTTTGTGCTGCTGCAGTTGCAGCTGCTTGTGTAACATCTCCACCATCTACTGGAGGAAGTGAAGCCAATGCTCTAATCTCGTTTATTGTCATGGTCTCAAGTACTTTGGTAGCTACCAATGGACTCAATGTGTTCAATGCATCGTTAGTCTTAGAGCTTTCACCCTCAAGCTCCACGATAGTCTCATTAATTATTTGGAAGTTATTGATTGTGAAATCTGCAGGGATTTTAGCAATAGTCAATAGCTCATTAAATATCGTAGTGATTTGCATACGTAGCTCCATTACTACGTTCTTTTCAAATATCACATAAGCCTGCTTGATGTCACTGCCATTACCCAGGCTACCGGATGTACGCACCCCTAACAAGATAGGGTCAATGGTATGAGCAAAACATATTTGCTCAGTATTCAATGCAGATGCCTCATGAAATAGCTTATCATTGTCATTAGTTGGTAAGCTTTCAATCTTAGGTAGTTGGTCCGCACTATTAGCAAAGAACGCAACTGCCTTACCGGCATTGGCTGCACCTTTAAGACGGTCAATAGTTTCCTTGATCATGTGTTTCTCTTCCTCAGACTGTGGACGTTTAGGGAACATCATAGCAAAGGATGGGAACACACTATTTTGAATGTTGCTTTTTGCGAAGTAAGATAGCTCACCACTTAAAAAAGCAAAGTTTAATGCACTTGTATAGGTAGGTAGTGGGTAATAATCTTGACCTACTGACTTGACCTCATAGCAATATAGCTGTATTTCGTCACTACATGCAATGTGATAAGGCTTAATTTTCTCAGTATCTATTCTAGTGCTCCAGTCATCAGACAAATAGTAGTATTTTCTGCATGGTGATATACGTACTTTCTCCGGTGATATGTTCTCTACCTTGATTAGCTTTCTTTTTTCACCAAAATATAGCTTAAAATATACCCGATTGTGTAGAATTAACTGTCTAGTAACAGCCTTAACGGTGTGCTTAAGGTTAACTTTCTTTTCAAAAGAGTACATGTCAAGTTTCTCCTGGGGAGTTAGCTTGTCAGTTATGATATTAAACCCTCCACCAATTACAGCATTGGTCTTAAAATCTACAATGGCACCATGTAGTGGTGAGCTGTAGTACATTTGGTTTAGCAGTTCCGGATATAGGTTACCTTCACCGAAACGAACCCAAGACTCTTGTACGTATCTACCATTGACATAGGGCAAAGTTAAGTTGCCTCTACCAACAGGTAGAAATGGAGTGCTAAAAGATTGATAGCCCTCTACTACTTCGGGCCCTTTGGGTTTGCTGTTAATAAATCTATCGTACCATGCCATATTAATCGTATATTGAGTTACCTACTGGACCACTTACTACCATTCTACCTTCCTCAATAACTACACCTGTAGTCTGTGAGATATCCAGTGGTAGGACAAATGGGGTAGAGCTTTCATATACTTCATACGTGTACTGCCCTTTAAGTAGTGATATATCTGTAGGCTCATCAAGAGTAAACAGATTGTATCTTTCGGGGTATGCACTTGTATCAGCAGATGTAAAGAGCTGTGGTGTGCTAGTAGTATTCATTTCATTGGTGAACACAAACAAATAATGTGGTGTACTAACCGTAGTGACCTCTGATAGAGTCAGTACAAACTGATTAATAACACCTTGATCTAAGTATATCACACCTATATTAAATTAGACTTTACAAATGTTCACAAAAAAGGCCCACCATTACGGTAGGCCCTTTCGCTATGTAGAGAAATAAAGAACTTATTGTACTCCGATTGCAGCTAATGCAGCAGTATTCATGTCTACCTCATAAGCTAGGTACTCATTCTCAGCTACCAAAGTAACAGAGTATTTTGAACCATCAGCTCGAGCTGTTCCTGAACCTTCACCTGTAGCAGATACCTGCAAGTAAGGGAAGTACCAATACTTACCATTAGCATCTAATACGATAGCTGCTAAGTATTGCTGTCCTGCTCCTAAGATTTTGATAGCACGAGACTTATCTTTATCTCTTCGGTGGAACATTAAGTTAATTGTCTGAGTTACAAATGAGCTACCATTAACTAGGTCAATAGTACTGTCCTCAGTAAAGTTAGATGTGTTACGACGTACGTAGAAGTTTTCAAATAGTACTGGAGGAGTACCTGCAAGAGTGATAGCTGTTATCTCCCATCCTGAACCAGCTGATGGGTCGGTTGGTGTGATAGATGCGATCTCATCTTGTTGGTTAATCCAGATACCATAGATACCACCACTGTTGTTGTCGCATGATTTTACGATTGCTTCTAATGCTTGACAAGCCATGATATTAAAGTATTAAAGAGCCCCCTTGGTAGAGGGCTCATGATTATTATTAAGAATAGAAAACGATGTCAGAACCATTCACATATTCGAAACCAACTTTCATGTTAGCACGTGTACGGATATAAGGCTCAGCTACAGTATCAGCTAAGTTAACTGCACGTAAATCAGAAGAATCACCTTCAGCATCAAATGCATAGATAAGGTTATCTTTTAATGTCCACACGAAAGTGTTGTTAGACATACCTGGACAAACTACGATTTTAACTCCTAAGAAAGTCAAAGACAAATCTTGAGTGATGTAAGCTTGAGTGTTACCTGAAGCAACTCCTAATCGGTAGATGTTCACTAATTGAGTAGGCATGTACAAACGTAGGTCAGCTGTACGAGTTGCAATAGTTGCAGGAAGTAAAGCAAATGCTGCAGCT